AAATCTACTATTGATAAATTTAAGAAATATATCTATGGAGAATATGTAGTTAATCCTCAAATAATAAAAATTATATCTAAAGAAATTACTGATGGAAATATAATTGGTTGGTTTGAGGGTAGAATGGAGTTTGGTGCAAGAGCACTAGGTAATCGTTCTATATTAGCAAATCCAAGAGACCCTCAAATGAAATCTCGTTTAAATATGATGATTAAAAAAAGAGAAGGGTTTAGACCATTTGCTCCTATTGTACATAGAGAAAAACAGATTAAATATTTTAAATATAATAGATTAGTTCCATATATGAATCAAGTAGTAAAGGTTAAGAAAGAATTCGTTGATAAACTTCCTGCTATAACACACATTGATAATTCTGCAAGAATACAGAGTTTAGATTCTAAAGATAATCCAAGAATATACTCTTTATTAACTCAACTTGAAATAGATAATGAGTATCCAATTGTTATCAATACCTCTTTCAATTTAAAAGACCAAACAATGGTTCTAACACCAGAAGATGCAATAAAAACATTCCTTGATTGTGAAATGGACACTCTTGTACTTGGAAATTATATTATTAGAAAAACAATTATTTAATTATTAAAATATACTTATTGAAAGATAGAGGACACTGTTTTAAGTTATAAATTACCTCGGAAATCTCTAATCGTATAATAAAGTGGTTAGTACAAAATACCCCTCCAATCGGTGGGGTTTTTTTATACATAAATATATAAACCCCTAATACACTTATTTAATTGAAGGTTGAATATATATTGTAATTTTTTTTATCATATATACCATAGTTATTAACGGATATCCCTTAGTTTTGCAAGATGGAAAAGTTATTCACATTTAATTAAAACAAAAGGAGAACAATATGGAATTTTTGAAAAAAATAGGCTCTTGGGCTGAAGAATTAACAAAAATTGGTATTAGCATCATTGCCTTGGGAGTTGTACTTGAAGTACTCTTCAAAGGTACAAACATCCCTTTTTGGCCAGAAGTATCAGTAGTTGATAACATTATGGGCATTCTAGGAAGTTTAAGTGCTGAAGGTCTGTTAGGACTTGTAGGGGCTTTTGTACTGTACCACATTATTAAGAAGTAAGGATTAGAAGTAATTCTAACAACGCGTTTAAGATTAAACCTCACACTAAAAGTGGGGTTTTTTCGTTTACTATATTTATATACAACTAATATGGTATAATCATGAGTATAGAATTTGAATTATTTCCTGGAAAAAACCTTAGTGGATTGTTTAAAGATATCTATGATAATCAACAAAACAAGAAACAAAGAATATCAGAACTGATTTCAGAAATGAGAAATGTAATCAGACATGCTGGGGATATGGCAGTAATAGGACCAATCCTAAAAGACTTAATTGATTCATCAATCAGAAACGATGAATCATTAATTAAGATGAGTGCAATTGCACAAAGAATTATAGGTGCAGCACAAAAATCAGAAGGAGATACTGGTTTTCTTTCTGATATTGAAAAAGAACAACTACTAAGACAATTAGATGAAACTATTCTACAAGTAGCAGATGAACAAGATGTTAAGGTTGATGAACTTACTAACGAAATAGAAGAACTTAAACAAAAGGTTGGAGAGTAATGCAAAGAATACAAAAATCAAATTCTAGTTTTTTAACTAACAATCAAAATAATAAACAAAAGTTAGTTACAGGTACCGTAGTATATGTTCATATTAATGATACAGAGTTTGAATCAATAACAATACCAGATGATATAACTTCAGATGTATCGGATTTAGATTCAGTACTTGGATTTGCTAAAATTGTTGAAAAGGGAGATACTTCATATGATTTCGATGATTTAAATGATTACCCACCATTTAATATCGATGAAGGACTTCCATTACTTGGTGAGGTAGTTGAATTAATTAAAGTGGGTGGTAATTCACATTACAAAAGAATTCATAATATAGATATCAATGCAGGTAATGCAGTTGAGGATGCACAACTACAAGGATTGCCAGTAGAAAACTCAGATTCAAATTCATCCGGATATTCAGAAACATCTCAAACAGGAACTCCAAACTCAGGAGGTGATGGTGATAGAAGTAATAAACTTGGAGAATATTTTGAACCAACGCAAATCAATCCACTTGTATATTATGAAGGTGATAAGGTAATACAATCGAGATTTGGACAATCAATTCGTTTTAGTGGATATAACAATGAAGAAAATGTTTTTGCTCCAACTATACTAATAAGAAATAGGCAAAATGATAAATCTATTGAAGATTTAAAAGAGTTTGAAATAACAGAAGAGGATGTTGTAGAAGATGGTTCTACTATCGCTATAACTAGTGGAGATTATGAGTTAGCATTTACTCCTGGTACTGCTGATGTTCCATTTGAAACTGAACCTATATATCATACCCCACCTGAAGAACTAAAGGCAACAGACCAAATTTTAATTAATAGTGGTAGAATAATACTATCTTCTAAAGATTCAGAAATGATATTCTTTTCTAAAGGAGATTATTCATTTATTTCCGATGGTAAGCTTACAATCGATAATGGATTAGATGGTGCTGAAATAGATTTAAATGGAGAATATAGAACAACTACTAATGATAATAATATGTATTTTTTAGGTGGTAGTGGTGAAATATATTTAAATACCGAAGAAACAACAGAACCTTTGGTAAGAGGTGAAACTCTACTTGGATTAATGGAAGAGTTAATTGATGCCATAAATGTACAAGTATTTCAAACTCCATGTGGTCCAACTGCACCTGGTCCAACTAACAAACCTACCTTTAATCAGATTAAATCAAAATTGAATACATTTTTATCTACTTTAAATTATACGGAGTAATAATATGTCATTCAATACATTTAAAGCAAATATGGAAAACTATATGACCAACCAAGGTGGTATAGGTGCATTTACTGATTTTGCTAAAAAGATTACTCAAGAATATAATATGTGTATTTTGAGAGGGTTTCAAGATACAAACATGATTCCATTATCTGCGGGAAATACTGCAGGAATGGAAGCGTTGGTAGCTATAGCGTGTGCAACTGCTTTATCAAAAACTGATGGGTTGCATACATTTGCAGATGATATTGGTAAGGGAGTAGTTGCGTTTTGGACAGGTGCTACACTTACAGTTGGAATTCCTCCTATAATACCAGCAACTGGAGCAATTCAAAACATAACAACAACTGCAGCGGTGTGTATGAATCCAGGTGCTTGGTCTCCAATCGGTCCTTTATCAAATACTAATGAAACAAGTACTTTTTTATCACTACTTGCAGCTGGTATGCAAACCCATCTAACAACAACCGTATTTATGTATTCAACAATATCCATTTATCCTGGTGCACCACCACCCGTAGCACCTGGTGTTTTGATACATCCAGCATACTTAGTACCAGGTTAATAACCATAAAATTAATAGTAATATATTTATATTAAGATAAACAGAATCAAAATGAACAACAAACAATTAATAAAAGTAATAAGAACTCTTGTTGAGGTAGAAACTGCCAAACAACAAGAACGTTTTTTATCGAAAACTTTTCCAAGGATATTGGAAGAGGAAGTAAGTAGAAGATTAGCAGAGGTGAAGGGGGGTGTAGCCGTTCCCTCAACGCAAGTCGTTAGTGAAGAGATAGACCCTTTCCAACAAGTAGAACTTGCGTTAGAACAAGAACGAGCAACACCAAAGAAAACATATTCTAAAAACAAATCTATAAACGAGGTTTTAAATATGACAACTCCCTTTACAAAGGCACAGAGAAGTAGCGGACCAGTTGGTGGAAAATCAGTATTAGATACTCTACCACAACAAGAACCAATTCAAGAGAGTATGGATAAAACCGTATCATTTACATCTCAAGGAGCAGGAGCTGGAGTTGAGGGAATGAGAACACAGATGGCACAAAAAATGGGGTATGGAGATGTATCACGAGGACCAAGTAAAAATGGTCTTGGAGTTAAGACAGGTTTAGCCGGTCTTGATAAAATACTAAACAGAGATAATTCTGCATTGGTTAAGAAATTTAAAAAATAAGATAAGGGGAGTGAGTAATGGCATTTATACTTGGTAAAAAAACACTTAAAGATTCCGAAGAATTTGATTCTTATGCATATGGAATTACACTACCAATACAAGGTGGTAATACAGGATTTTTTTCACAAGCATTTACATCACTTGAGCAAGCAAAAGCTAATCTTAAAAATTTGTTATTAACTGCAAAGGGTGAACGAATAATGCAGCCAGACTTTGGTTCAGGACTAAGGTCATTATTATTCGAACAAATGGATGATACTGAATTTAAAAAAAACATCCAACAAACTATTTTAAAAAGTGTAGAGTATTGGTTACCTTACATTAGAATAGAAGCAATTGATGTAGATATGGCAAGTGAATTAAAAGATAAAAATCAAGTAAATTTAAATTTACAATTTACAGTTGGAAACGATATTGATTTACAAGAAATAACATTGGTAGTACAGGAATAATATTATGGCATTAAACTCAGCTAATTTTAAAAGTAACAATGGAAGAGATATAAAATATCTAAGTAAAGATTTTGCGTCTTTTAGAAGTAACTTAATTGAATACTCTAAAACTTATTTTCCTAAAACATATTCTGATTTTAACGAAGCTTCTCCTGGTATGATGTTTATAGAAATGGCATCTTATCTTGGAGATATATTGTCATACTATACAGATGATTCATTGAAAGAATCATTAATGTTATATGCAGAAGATAAACAAAATGTAATTGCTCTTTCAAACTACTTAGGATATAAACCAAAAGTTACTTCACCTGCAATCGTAACAATTGCGGTGTATCAATTAGCACCTTCTATTGGTAGTGGAGAAGATAACAGACCAGATTCTGATTATTACTTAAGAATAAGAGAAGGTATGGTTGTAGAAGCAGCTAAAACAAATGTTCAGTTTAGAACAACCGAACTTGTTGATTTTAATGATGCAACTGATAGAGAAATTACGGTTTATACTGATTCAGCGGGAGAAGCAACACAATACCTTATTAAAAAATATGTAAAAGCAATTTCAGCTACATTAAAAACCGTAACTAAAACATTTAGTTCACCTCAACAATTTTCTAAAATAAATCTTGCAGATAAAAATGTAATTGATGTATTTGATGTACGAGATGCAAATGGTGGTAAGTGGTATCAAGTTCCATACTTAGCACAAGAAATGGTATATGTTGATTATCCAGTTTCAGAGCAAACTGATAAAGATTTAGCTCAATTTAAAGATTCTGTATCAAATATATTAAAAGTATTGAAAACTTCAAAAAGATATGTAACTAAGATTAATCAAGATAATACAACTACACTAGTATTTGGTGGTGGTAATTCAACAAATGATGAAGTATTAATACCAAGTACAAAAAATGTTGGATTGGGATTAAATTCATCCATAGATAAAATGAGTTCTACGTTTGACCCTGCTAATTTCTTAAGAACATCATCTTATGGACAAGCACCTTCAAATACAACTCTTACAATTTCTTATCTAGTGGGTGGTGGTGTATCTTCTAATGTTTCTAAGGGAGAACTAACATCAATAAAAAGAATTGAATTCGATGATGATGTAAAAACATTTTCACAAAACGAATCTACTTTATATAATAAAATGAAAGCTTCGGTAGCAGTTGATAATGAAACTCCAGCAACTGGTGGTAGGGGTGAAGAAACTATTGATGAGATTAGAGAAAACGCATTAGCTAACTTTGGTTCACAAGGTAGAGCAGTAACAAGAAAAGATTATCAAGTTAGAGCATTGGCATTGCCTCCTAAATATGGTGGAATCGCAAAGGCATATTGTTCACCAGATGGTCAATTGGATAATAACTCACCTGGTTCATTATTAAAAGATACTGATTCAATTGAAGAACTAATGGGTGTGGTTAACATGGTTAAAGACCAAAACCTATCAGATGCAGAAACACGAGAAGAAGTTAAAAGATTATTAAAAAGTAAAAAGGGTAGTCCTGGTGAAAAAAATAATCCATTTGCAATTAACTTATATATTCTTGGATATAACTCAGATAAAAATTTATCTATATTGAATAGAGCAGTTAAAGAAAATCTGAAAACATATATTGGAGAATATAGAATGTTAACAGATGGAATTAATATTATTGATGGGTATGTTATAAACATAGGACTTGATTTTGAAATAAGAGTTTATGGTGGATATAATAAAAGAGAAGTACTTGCAAAATGTATATCAGAATTAAAGCAATATTTTAATATAGATAATTGGACGTTTAATATGCCAATTAATATATCTGCAATAGAAATTTTACTAGCAAGTATTGAGGGAGTACAATCTGTACCAAAATGTGAAGTTACTAATAAGTGTTTAGGAAAATACTCAGAACATTCATATGATATACAAGCAGCAACAAAGGGTAAAATGGTGTATCCATCAGTAGACCCTTCTGTATTTGAGGTTAAGTTTCCAAATAAAGATTTAAAAGGGAGAGTAGTATAATGTATCATTTCGTAACATCATCCAAAGATTCAACAATTTATTTACAACAACCAAGTCAAAACACTGGATTGGATGAGATAATTGAGGTATCTAAAACTTTCTATGGTAATCTTAAAGATAATGCAAGAGCATTAATAAAATTTGATACTACTCCATTATCACAATCAATTGCTAGTGGAGATATCACAATGAGTTCTGCTCATTTATTATTAAAAGAATCTGATGCAAATGAGATTCCTATGGATTACACAATTTATGCATATCCTATATCACAATCATGGGATATGGGTATTGGAACACGATTTGATGATATATCAACCGATGGTGTAAGTTGGGAAAACAGAGGAACATCCACAGAAAGTTGGTTAGGAGATGGTGGATATGCGAGTGGTACGAGTGGTTCTTTTAACGGAAAGGGTGGTACATGGTACACTGGTTCGGTTGGTTCACAAGATTTTTCATATCAATCGAGTGATATAGAAATGAATGTACTCAGTTCAATGAATAGTTGGATTGGTGGTACACTACCAAATGAAGGATTTATAGTAAAACATTCAGATGCAAAAGAAGCAGATACAGTTGATTATGGAGAATTAAAATTCTTCGGTAAAGAAACTGCAACAATATACCAACCTAAAATTAGAATTGGTTGGGATGATTCGGTATTTACAACAGGTTCATTAACAGAATTAACTTCTGAAGAAATTAATGTAACGTTCAAAAGATTAAAAGTAAGATATAAGGTAGGGAGTACACCAATGATTAGAGTTTTTGGTAGAGAAAAGTATCCTCTTAAAACCTATACAAATACATACGCTTATAATGATTTATATTATTTACCATCTACAACATATTATCAAATAAAAGATATCGTAACAGGTGATGTAATAATACCATTCAATGATAACTATACAAAAGTTAGTTGTGATGCCAATGGTAATTATTTTAAATTAGATTTATCTAACTTTGAATATAATAGAGATTACTATATTGAAATAAAAACAATAAGAAGTGGTGTAGTAGAATATTTTAGTGATAAAGATTTAACATTTACCGTAGAGAAATAACATGGGGTTAAAAGATAGATTTCGAATTGATGAACTTGTTAAAAAAGGTTCTAAAGCAATTCCTCGTGATGAACGAGGTGGAATCCGAGTGCGCAAAAGAGATGGTAAAGCTTTACCACCGGGATACTATTTCAAAGAGGGTTCTAAATATCCAGTAAAATTACCAGAGAAATTTATACCATATGGTAAAAAGCCAATCAAATCTCCAAACGATACAAAAAAATTCAAAGCTGATTTTGTAGATACATTGCCTCCACTAAAGAGTCTTGCGGATTTAGAAGCTCAAAAATCATTTGGGGGAGAAACATCTGGTTTCATTGAAAAACCTAATTATGATGAAAGTGAACTTAAAAAGGCAATTGATGTAAAAGTTGATGAGTTAATAAAACCCAAAAAAGTTCAAAGAGGTGATTTTATTCCTAAACCAAGATATACTAGTTTAGAAAAAAAGTATGAAGAGGCACAAAAACAAATAAAGACAATAACCTCACAACGAGATAATGCGTTATCTAGTATTGCTTCACTTGAGGGGGAGATATCATCTTTACAATCACAACTTGATTCATGCCAAGCTCAACTTGATGCACAGATTATAGAAACCGAAAAAGCAACCGATAGATATAGTGATTTACTAAAAGATTTTCAGACTTCTTTAATAAAGGGTACAAAGGAAGGTATTGAACGAGCATCTTTATCTGCACAAGCTCAAGGGTTACAAGCACAAAAAGAAACCTTACAAGCACAATTAGCATCACAACAAGATATTGTAAAATCGTTACAAAATCAACAAGAGATACAACAACAAGTTGCCGAACAACAACAAGAAGCAGCGGAACAACAAGTTGAGGCAGCTAAACAAACAAGTTTATTGGGGTTAGTTGAGGATAAAGGACAATACCAAGTTAAGGGTACAGTTGGTTGGGCACTTCATCCATCAAGTAAAAATAGAAAACCAGAACAAGCTGCTAGATGGGATGATAGAAAGAAAGGTGATAGGGGAAGATTAACTGGTCTTAAATATGATTGGTATAACTTAGGTGAAGAAGCAGTCACACTTAGCGTAACGGAAACTGTAATTAAAAACAAAAAATGGTTAACAGGTGTTCCTAGTTCACTTACTATTCCTGCAAGTCCTGATGGTGGTTCAACACCTGGTAAGAAAACAGTTACTTTTGCTAGGGGAAGTATTGGTAAGGGAACTTATGAAACAGAAATAGAATGGACAAACACAACCACTAATGAGAAATTTAAAATGAAAACTCGTTATTGGCAAGCAAGAAGTAGGAGAAGAACCTAATAGATTATGGCTTTAGAAACATTTAAAGAAATAGTAGAGAGAAAAGGATATCTCGTAGAAAATGAAGATAGAAAAATTTTCGAAAAGGAAATTAAGAAATCTAACTTCGGACTTGGTGTGTCTGATATGATTGAATTCATTTTATATGATTCAAATGATAATCAACTACCACAAGGAGAGGATGCAAAACTTGTTAGATATATTCATATAGATGATAAAAACATTAATGATTATTTTTTAATAACAAGAAATGAAGAAACTAAAAAGACAAATGATGCATCTGAGTTTATAATTGATTTAGAAAGATTAATTAGAGAAGCTGGATATTCTAATGGTATATTCAAGACTCAAATAACATTACTAAACAGAAGAATCGGTTCAGAAGAAGGAGAAACTGATAAATTATGGATACATGAAATATCACCAACACGAACCGAAATAAGAGTTGTTCCTTTAAAAAATACAAATAAACCTAATGAAGATTTACTAAGAAGGTATGGGTTATTCACCGATGAAGGAAACTTTAGAGATGATACCATTTATTATGTTAGAAACTTTATTGATAGTATTGATATCTTTAAGGTTGTTGATAGCTTTATAAGAAGTAAGGGTAGAATTCGTGATGGAAGACGATATCAAAAACTAGTTCAACAAGAATTTAAAGTAGGTTCATTTGATAATTTGTTAAATGATATAAAAGCTAGATATCTTGAGTCTATGGATTATTTCATAGTTGGAAAAGATTGGGATATAACATCAAACACTTATGGTAAATCAATTAATAATCCTGATTTATTAGAATTAACAATTTCAAAAATAAAAAGAGTAGCAGAAACTGCTATACGAAATTCTGTTGAGTATTATTTACCAAAACGTAAAATACAAAATAGTATTGAATTAACCGCAGATGAACAAATTACGTTTGATAAGGTTAAGAAAATATTAAAAACTATTAAAGCAAATCAAAAATTTCCAAGTACCATACCATCTGAAGTAGGAGGTATAGTTAGAGGTTGTACAGATAAAGAAGCACTTAACTATAATCCACGAGCAAAAGAAAACGATGGTAGTTGTAGATATAAAGAAACAGAAGTAGCAGCTGCTGTTGTAGAGGGTTGTACTGATAAGAGTGCAGTAAACTATAATCAGTATGCAAATAAAGATGATGGTAGTTGTAAATATCAAGAAGTGGTTGAAGATTTTGCTGATTTAGGAGGAGGACTTGATACCGATACAGAGGTTGTAGTTGACCCTCCACCACCTCCACCACCAAAACCAGTGTACAAATATACAACAAAAATATACTATGTTTGGTCAGAAACTGGTTCAATAAATTATACCGATAGAACTGGAGGAAAGGTTGTATCATCTGGTATTGAATACGATGCTCTAAAAATAACTTTTAGAGATGATGGACCTCCGAAGTTTGTTAATGATGTAAGAGAAATACCAAAAATAAAAATTACACCACCACTTGTTGTTGAATATAGAGTTCAGAACCAAAGTAGGGTAACAAGACAAAGACCAGAATTCTTAGAAAGAAAGAGATTTAATGATATTCACCCATTTGGTGATATAGAAGGATATAACAGACGTAACAACCGTTTACAAAAGTATCCAAATGTAATTGAAGAGTTTGAAGAAATATTTGTGGGTTCTTCTTTATCTTTTTCTTATAAGAATAAGTTAAATCAACAAAAAACAAGTTCTACAATAGAACCGAATGATTCGTTAATAATATGTGCAGTTGAAAATTCAATATCAAGTGTACCTGGTCTTAAAGTAACACGAGTAGGAACCTGTGGAGGAACATATCCACAAGTAATTACCGTACCTAAACCAAAATATAAATGTAATAATTCACGAGCGATAAACTTTGGTGAAGTTGGTGTGTGTAAATATGCACCAAAACCAGCTGACCCAGTAATACCATTTGTTCCACCAACTCCACCACCACGAAAAAGGTGTCTTGACCCAAATGCAGATAATTATCAGCAATATGGGACTTGTACTTATCCAATTTTTGTTGATGTTGTGGATAAACCAATTCAAATAGTTCAAAATACACCACCTAGAATCACTGGTGGAAATTCTGGAGGTTTTGGTGGTTCAAGAGAAGTTGAGGAGATATTAGATGCAATGGGAGGAAATTTTAATGGAGCAATTGAATTTAATAACGGAAGAAATAACAGAAGTAATAATTCAACGTTGAGAATGGGTGGGTATAATGCCAACTTCTTCTAAAAGATACAGGAGAAGATAATAACTATATATTTATAGTAGAAATATTGTTGGGATATAAATGAGAAACAGAAGAGAATTTAATTACGATGATTTCAGAGGTTATGAGGATAACTTTGGAAGAACTAATGGGGAAAATCCTTTCGGATATGAACCAGAGGTACTTCGTCCTATTGGTAACGGTGGAGGCGGAGGTGGAGGTAGAGTATCAAGACCTACTCCACCTATAATTGTACCGAAACGTCCTGTGCCAGAAATAAGTAAACCTCGTTTCGTAAAACCGATACTTCCACCACCACCACCAATAAAACCTGATTTGCCACCAAATCCAATTATCCCAATAAAAATACCACCTCGTGTTTTTGTAAAAGGTGGGTGTATGGATTCGAAGGCAACTAACTTTGATAGAAGAGCAACTTACGATAATGGTAAATGTAGATATCCAAAACCAGAGATTAAACCTGTGGTAAAGGATAAAAATGCACCAGTTACTGTGACCATAGCGAGTGATAGAGGACCAGCTGAAGTTAAAGTAAATGGTAAATCTGTGGGTACAACAAATGGTTCAGGTGATTTTCATTCCAAAGTTTTAAATTTTACAGAAAAAGAATTACTTAGTAGAAAGACAATAACAGTAGAAAAAGCAGGATTTACATCAAGAGATGAGTGGAGAATATCTTCTAAACAAAAAACTTTATATAAAGATGTAAAACCAGTTATTGATATTGTACAACCTGATTTACCACCACCAATTCGTACTAACCCACAACCAACTAGAGGTAATGTAAGAAATAACACTCCTACAATCACTGCAACTACTGATGGTAGTGGTCAGTTTAGAGATTACATGGATGTGGACTTCCTTGACCCAATAACTGAACAATTTGGTAGAAAAGGAGAAAATATCAACTTCGGAGGAAACAATCCCTTTGAACGTAATTTTAGGGGAGGAATTAATCCCAATTTTAATAGGCTATTAAAAAGAAGAGCTCCTAAACCATCATCTCCAAAAATTAATTTTAACAATCGTCTTGGTATTGAGCCACTATTTTCGAGACCTGTTAAGGGAAAGTCTTTACCAAAACCAGCACCACCAAAACTATCATTAGGTACAGTTGGATTTAATTATTTCGAAATTGTATTAGAGAGAAAAATAAATGGTAAATGGGTACAACAACCGAATTCAAATGCTAAAATTGCAGATGTATCTATAAGACCTAAATCACACGCACTACGATGTGGATTTAGTTTAAGAAAATCATCTGTTGAAATTATAGAACCACCTATCATTGAAGAAAGCTATTCAGTTAGCATAATTGGTGATGTACCAACAGATGATACCATTCTTTGGAAAACTAATTATGGACAAGTTGGGGGTGTATTAGATGATGATGATATTGTAACATTTAAAATTGAAAGACAAGAAGGAGACCCTATACCAAGTATTTCATTTTATGCAAATGGAATAACTGATTTTACACATAGGGGAGAATTTCAATATTCATCTAATGGTAAAAAGGTTACTTCAAGAAAGGGATTGGAAACAACAATTCAACTTGTAGGTGGTCAAACAGATATACAAGTTCAAGTATTTAAAAATCCTATTGCAAGTGTACCTACACAACCAGCAGTTAAATTAAATAGAAGTAGTGTTAAGTTAAATCTAGCGGATAGAAACTCTGTTAAGATATCATATGAGTCAATTGATGCAGATAGTTTATTATATATCCTTGGTAAGAACAAAAAAACAATACCATTACGAGGTACTATTACATTATCACCAAGTGATTTTCCCAATGGTGCAGGAAATTATACATTATATGTTCAGCCTGTTTCAAAACGAGGAGGAAGTGGTGAAACTCAAAAGGTAGTAATTGCAGTAGAAAGTAAAGCATATTTACCTGGTCCAGATATTACTCATATAAACTATCCACAATTAATTAAAGGAGCGGATTTTAAAGGATATGATGCAGATTTTAATATATCTTGGCAATCTATTAATACGAACTATGTTGAAATATATCTTGATACTCCAAGAAGAGAATCTTTCTTAGGTAAATTCGAACCACAAGGAGTTTCTCAACTTAATATACAAGATATTATTAGAAAAGGTAGAAGATTTCAAACTTTAAGAAATAATAGAGATTTATTACAATTTAAAATATTACTAATTCCTTATAATACAGAAGGTGATTCTAAAACAAAAGGTAAAGTTGAATCAATAAATATTACTTTTGATAAGGGAGATTTAACACTTCGTAGAGGAAGAGTTGTTGGTGATATAAGAAATGCATTTGTTAGTGAATTTGAAGATAAAGGACTTGATGAACATACATCTCCATTTTTAACACACTATTTGCACCTAGGTGATGGTGATAATAGGTTAATTGGTACATGGGGAATCGATGAAACAACATTTTCAGATTTTAGAATTAATCCAGCAACTAACAAAAAGGAATTATATGGTGAGGTACAGAAATCATTAGTTTTAAAACTATATGACCCATTACCACGAAATATAAATCCTAATGATAAAATTTGGATATCCAAAATACAATCAATTCCATTAATTGATAGAATAACAATTACAGATGATATAGTTAACAACTGTACTCCATTAACTCCTAACTTTGAATTAGATGTTACTGATACAATTGGATATCAAATAATGGATGATTTAATAACAAGTGGTTCTACCTCATCTACCGATGTTGTAAATCAATTTGTATCATCTAGTAATTTTTCATTAGATAATTTAAATATAGAATTTGTAAGTCAATCTTCAATAATAAATGAAGTTGGTACTGGACTAATATTAGAACAAACTGGTGATGAAGATTATAATTGGAAAGAGTTTATTAAATATTCATCTGCAGATGAGAGAGTTCAAAATTTTTACTATAAAGTAAAATTATTAGAATCATATCAATCTAAATATGATATTGTAAATTCACTAACTTCATCAATTGCAACAACTCAAGAAGCTAAAAATATACAATTTAAAATAGGTGAAGTAAGAAGGGGATTTGATTCTTTTGAAAAATATCTATATAACGAATCAGGTTCATTAACGTATCCTGGAGCGGGAGAGAATACACTTTCATCATCAGATGACTCATCTACTATAAGTTGGTTTGCTGGAATATTAAACTCAGCTCAATCATTTGATTATAATAACACATCTCGATTATCATTTAATTTACCAAAACATATTAAAGATGATGAAAACAATTCTGATTTCATTTTATTCTCTGATATGATTGGACAACACTTTGATGTTATATACACACATATCAAAGCAATATCTAAAAGTAATAGAATTGAAAATACACATGAATATGGTATAGATGATACTATGTTATATCATATGTTAGAATCCTTGGGATGGAATGCCGATATGGGTGTTTCTGGACAAGCACTTTGGGAATATGCATTTGGTAAAGATAAGGATGGTAATAAAACAACTTCCTTAAGTGGTAAGGATAGACAAAATGAAATATGGAGAAGATTATTAAACAATCTACCATATTTGTATAAACATAAAGGTACAAAACGAGCAATATCCGCAGCGTTAAGTTGTTATGGTGTTCCTGCTTCATTACTGACTGTGATGGAATTTGGAGGACCTAGTGACCCGGATGGAGATACTCCAACCAAATTCACATATGATGATAGAACTGCTTCAATATTACTAAGTGGTTCTGCAGCTATTACTTTACCTTGGAAAGAACACACATCAGTATTTAGTGATGATTATCCTAATGCAGTTGAACTAAGAATAAACTCGGAACAAAGACAAGACCAAGAGATAGTGAGTACCGATGGGTGGTCATTGAATTTAATCGCAAATACAGGTTCTCTTGCAGAAGTACAATTTAAAATTAGTGGAAGTAATACTATACTTTCATCTTCAACTGGAACTGGTTCTTTATTTAATGATGAATATACTCAAATAGTAGTACAAAAAGTAGTATCTGGTTCATTTGATGTATTTGATGTATATGCACAGGAATCATTTCAAGGAAGAATTAGAACTAAACTTAGTTCAAGTTTAGAAATACGTTCAGGAACAAATTCATGGAAGAGTGGTAGTTTACTAACGTTAGGTGGTACTAACTTAACTGCTTCGGTTGATGAGTATAGATTATGGAGAACTCCATTATCACAATCAAGAATTGATAATCATACATTATTACCAGATGCAGTAGATGGAAATCATATATCTGCATCATCTACTGATTTATTATTTAGAAATGATTATGAGTATCCTAAAAACAGATACTCAAGTACCTCTATTAAAAACGTATCAATAATACAAACATATGTTACTGAATCGATTGCTTCTAATTTTACAGATATTAGTTCATATCCATTTCAATATAAATCATATGATAGAGAAGTAACTGCAGTTGTACCATCAACGGGTAATAGTCTTGGAAATAAAGTTAGATTTGAAACACAAACATTAGTATCGGATTTAAATTATAGAAGTAGAGCTACTAAAAAATCATTTGACCAATCTCCTGTTGATTCAAACAGATTAGGATTATTTTTCTCTCCAACAAAAGAGATAAATATGGATATAATTCGTTCACTTGGTGAGTTTAATATAGATGATTATATTGGAGACCCATCTGATGATTATAAACCAACATACAATAAACTTAATCAATTAAGAAACTACTACTTTGACCGATATACTTTAAATATTTACGAATATATACAATTAGTTAGATATATTGACCAATCATTATTTAAGATTATATTATCTTTAATACCTGTTAGAGCACAAACAAGTGAAGGTTTATTAATTGAACCACATATTCTTGAAAGAAGTAAAACAGAATGGAAACCATCAACTGCGGTTAAAAAAGATTACAAAACTAATATTAATGTAAATGATTTAGTACCAAGTGGCGAAACTAAAAATTACCTAACTGTAATAGATACTAAAAATAGTACCAATCTTTCGGCAGAATCTAAGGATTTCACTGGAGTTATACCATTAGATACATCTGAAGAATTATCTGCAGATAATATAGGAATAGATAGTACTATATTAACTCACGATAATACCGTTTTATCTGGTGAAAATATTGGGTTATCACTTTCGATTAATAATACAGAAATTGGTCAATCACTTAGTGGTGAATTTGAGTCTGATATGTTCACACAGATAGGAACAGGACCAGATTCTCTTTCAGTAGCAGGATTTGGATTATTTGGAAATGATGCAAACGCTATCAGAACTAGATTTGATTCTAGTAAACAACTTGTAAAAGAAAGAGTAAAAGTATTTTTACTTAAAAAATCATATACAGTTGATATTCCTGAGAACATAACTCAAGATTCATCACAAGGTACACGATTTGTAACTACAACTAAATTTAAAGAAGTTGTAAATATTTTACCATTTACTGGTTCAGATGGAAATGAATCAGTAGACCCAACTGTAAGTGGGGATATTGTTGGTGTTACTCCATTAAATGGATATTTCCCAACACATTATAGAAACGTTGGAGATTTAACAAGTGGATTGGAAAATTCATTTTTTAATGGCTCTAAACAAACTGCGGCAACTACTTTAGATGGTGGTTCGCCAATTGTTACATTTACTACTAATCCTAATACTCTTAAGGTATCTGATAGTGGAAGGGGAAGTGGAGAACCAATTTTAGAAGTAGATTAGTAGAAATATTATCTAATTTTTAAAATACTTATATTTATATATTGAACAACAATAACAAGGAATTTAAATTATGGCTTATTTAAATAATACAGAAATCACAGTAGATGCGATTCTCACGAAGAAGGGTAGAGAGAAATTAGCAGCTGGTGATGGTTTAAACATCACAAAGTTTGCTTTGGGTGATGATGAAATAGATTATACCCTTTACGAACCCGCACATCCAAAAGGAAGTGCATATTATGATGCAGCAATTAAAGCTATTCCAATTACAGAAGCTTCACCAGATGAAACTCAAGTATTGAGACATAAATTAGTTACCTTACCAAAAGGTACTACAAAAATTCCAAAAGTAGAATTTGGTATCCCTTCGATAGCAGTAAATTCAGATTCTGGACAAGTACAGTTATCACCAACAACTTCACCAAGTGGTAATACACAAAGTGGATATACCGTAATACTAGCTAATAAAAATGCAGGTACTATCGTTGGTAGTGGTTTAGCAGCTGGAGCAGCAACTACACCATCATTCTTAGGAGATGAAATAACTGCAACTGCAGCTATTGAAACAGGATTAACATTCCAATTCATACCAAACCCAAGTTTAAGAGGTTCAGTTAAAACAACTATAACTGTTTATGGAAATGAAACGGGTGGTTCACAAACTATTCCAGTAACCGTAACAGATTTACGACAAAGAGCTACTGTACGAAATGTATTAGGTTCATAATAAAATAAAACAAAGGAAAATAAAAAATGGCACAAATATCAGGACAAGCTGGAGTAAATTTAACAACGGAGTTATCTACCTATTTGGCAGATAATCAAGGTACACTTACTTCTGAACAATTAGCATCTATCGTAAATCAGTATTTAACTGGTGGTGATAAATTGGGTGCAAGTGGTGGAGCAATTGCACAAGGTATCTATAAACGATTTGGTGAATTTGACCAAATTACTGGTAAAGTAGAAGTTGTTACAACTGGACTTTGGAGTGGTGATACTGGAAGTTTAACTTCATTCTTTACTTCATCAACTGAAGTTGGGCAGGGAAGTTCAAATTATTATATAAATGTATATGATAAGAATCCATCAAGTGATACATCAGCAGCTGTACAATATGCAGTTGCATATGGTGAGATACTAGGTAGTGGTTCAATCTCGTTAGCAAACTCAGATACATCAACTTTAGCATCAAAAGCAACTTATGCACAATATCGTTCAATCTTATTAGATAACGATGATACTAAATTTACTTTCTTTTCTTCATCAGCAGCAGGAATCCATGATTCCGATGATATCTATGTAATCAATGTAGCTCGTGCCCGTTACAAAGAGAAAATGGATGCAGGAAACTGGTCATTAAAATTAAGTGGTTCTAATGGAATTTCAACCTTTATTGATGATAGTGGAAAGAAATTCTCAGATAGTGTTGGAAAATCAGGTAGAGTATTTAATGTATGTAGTGGTTCACTTAACTTAGGAACTGAAAATGAAGCAACTGTAAATACACTTACTGCTTCAACTGGTCAAGGTTTAGGTTTATTTTATCCTGACCAAGGATTAGTAATACTTAATCCATCAGCAGTACATAGTATAATTGGAACATCAATCGATAGTGGTTCAAATAGTGGTAAAAGTATTTCAACATCACAAGCATATGAAGGTAAAAATCATTTCTTATTGCATGAAGCAATTCGAGGTGGTGCAGATTTCGAAGCAAGAAGAACAGAAAACGTTTCTACTTCACATTACTTCATAAGAGCAACAAACAGAGAATTTAACTTCTCAAACAATCCTACATTTGTAACTGGTTCAGATGGTTCATTTGCTGAATCAACTTTTGAAACAGACCCTAAAACTTTTATTTCAACAATTGGATTATTTAATGATTCAAATGAAATATTAGCAGTAGCTAAAACATCACAACCTGTTCCTAAATCATTTGATAAGGAAGTATTAATCAAAGTAAAACTTGACTTTTAATAAACACGAATTGTTGTGGTTGCAAACATAACGTTCACGAATATAACCCCACCACGAGTGGGGTTTTTTGTTGTTACCCATGAGTTATAAAATAAAAGTATTATCATTAAAAAGAAGAAACGATAGAAGAGAACTCTTTGATTCAAGATTTTCTGATTTTCAATATGAATATTTTTATGGATTGGATGGTAAAAATTACACCTTATCTGAATACGATACTAATTGGATTGATGGTAACATATATGCTCATTATAAAATACACATACCATCATTAGTATGTGCAAATAAATCACATATCTTAATGTTAAAACAATGTATATCAGATAATATCCCTTACATTATATTTGAAGATGATACTGAAATAATAAAACCTATTGATTTTAAATTTGAAGATATCGTAAAAAAAGATTTGGATGTGTTTTGGTTAATGCCTAAACAATCATCTATACTTTGTTATGTAGTTTGGCCTGCAGGAGCTAAAAAGCTAATAAAATGTGTAGATAAAAAAGGTGGATTAATAAAAGGACTGGATGATATGTGGCATATTATAAAAGATACTGGTTATCTAAGAGAAGAAAGTTTGAGTGATGAATACTTTACTCAACGAATGGGAGCTCCTGATTCTGATATAACTTCTTTGTTAGATTATCAAATATCCAAAGAACTTCTATGATTTTAATTTCATCATATTTATATAGAGGAGTAATAATACTATGATAAAGAATATACCTAAATCAGCGGTATGGAGGAAGAGTTTTCCTGTGTACAAGAAATTCACCCTAACCAAAGAGGATAGTGAAGTAATTTCTGGTTCACTTGAGGTAGGGGATTTTGATACTGGTTCATTTAATAAACAAGGAACGATATTTACACATCCTTTATTAAAATCTATAACTTCTAAGTATTATCATCCTGATACAAATCCATTTACTTTATTTGGTGAAGTTCCTGATATCGGTCAAATTGATAGATTCCGAGTTACTGGTTCTACTGCATATATTATTTCAATAGACCAAGAAAAGTATGGTGAAGCAATAAAAAGGAATTCACTTACATTAAAAGACCCTACTAATAGTATAGATTTTGCTGATGATGGGCAAGGAAATATTGTATCATCTGTACCTCTCTATGGACTAGAATCAATTGATTTTGAAACAGGTGATATTATTATAAAAGATGCGGATAACGAATTATTTTCAGGTAGTTTTTTAGGAATTGATTTTGATACGGGTGTTAGTACAATGACTTTTAATGGTGATACAGACCAAATAAGTGTAGGTATATTAGATTTAACCAATTCATCAATTACTACTGCAGTACCAATGGATTTCGATGGATTAGAAATCGATGAAGCAAGGTATGGTAATGTATTCTATTCAGATGGAACACTTGTTGTATGGGATTATCCTATTGATAATTATACTATGGGATATCGAAGTACTAAAACAATACATGAAACCGAAGTACTTGTTAGTGTTAAGGCAGGTGAGTTTAATACCTCACAAAATCCATCAGCAGTAGATGTTCAGTTATTTGCTACACCTGAGTTTCATGAGGTTACTCGAACAGGTACACATTCACGAGATGGTAGTATAAAAATAAAACAAGTGTTGGATATTAGTAAAAAAAGTGAGTTCTATGGTTCAATAGGAACTTCAACTGGTAGTTGGGATGATTATGATACATATAGACAAACCGACCCAACTGGTTCTTATCTAGCACCATTTATTACAACTATTGCATTATACGATGATGATGGAGATATGGTTGCAGTAGCAAAATTACCAACACCAATTAAGAATTTACCAGATATGGATATGAACTTTATTGTTCGTTTCGATACTTAATCTATATTTATATTATACAAAGGAGATACTAAATTATGGCATCAATAGAAGAACTATACAACAAATCAGAATTCGCAAAAGTAGGCAAATCTAAAAATGATAAAACACCAATCGACTTGGATGGTGGTAAAGATTTATCAAATGAAGAAAACTTAGCTAAAGCTAGGGGTGGAAAACTCAACGAGAAAAAATACTCCGATTCTGTTTCACGCTAAAACCTTAGATTTTGGGTTTATATATTAACTCGAAGGATAAATGGGCATATGTTCATATTCCTAAAACAGGTGGTACAAGTATTTCTCAGGTATTAAGAGTTCAACCAAATACTACTAATCCTGCCGGTCACGATTCTCTAAGAATATTAGAGTATAACATGATGGAATATTTTAAATTTACTTTTGTGAGAAATCCATTCACAAGAATAGCATCAGCATACTTTCATGAAACTAGAAAAACACAACATATGAGTTTTGAGCATTTTTTAAAAAATGCAAATGCATATGATTTGTGGTTTTTGAACCAATCATACTACACACATCAGATAGATTCCAATGATAAAGAAATGACCTTTATTGGTAGATATGAAAACTTTAAAGAAGATACTGATTATGTTTTTAATAAATTAAATATAAAAGAAGATATTCCTCATATAAACCGTAATCCAATTTACGAAAAACACCCTAACTTAAATCAACATAAATACTACAAATATTTGTATTCTGAAGAGTGGATGAAAGAGTGGGTTAGAGAGAGGTATTATAATGATTTCAAGATTTTTAACTATGGGATGGACATATAAAGGAAAATGTATAACAGAGATATCAGATATGCCAGAAGGTACTATCGGATTCATATACAAAATAACCAACGGAGAAACTGGTCAATATTATATTGGGAAAAAATCCCTATATTCACACAGAACATTACCGCCATTAAAAGGTTATAAACGAAAAAGAAAAGTAGTAAAAGAATCTAAGTGGTTAGATTATCGTTCATCAAATGCTTCAGTACAACTTTGGTTTCATTCAAACGAGATGGCACTACAAGAAGAACCGAGGGGAGAGATAAACGATACACTAAAGTTAGAAATACTTAGATTTTGTAAAGGAAAGAAAGCTTTAACCTATTATGAACTACAAGAACAGTTCTCACACAACGTATTAGGAGATGAGTTATCTCTAAATGATAACCTATTAGGAAAGTTTTTTAGAAAAGACTTGGAAAATTAAAATATTTTTCGTATATTTGTATTGTTAAAAGTGTAATTATGCTCTCACATCACGAGAAACAAGAAGTTATAAACATATTAAATGATGTATTGGGTGTTGGTACACCAATGAAAAATGATGAACAAGCACATCATTGTCCATTCTGTCACCACCACAAGAAAAAGTTACAGGTTAACTTAAAAACACAATATTGGCATTGTTGGGTATGTGATGCAAAAGGAAGAAAGATACAGAGGTTATTAAAAAGACTTCATGTAGATGCTCGTAGATTAAAAAAGTTATTTGAAATCTATGGAGATGATTATATAGTTTACTCAAAAGATACTGAAGAAGAAAAAGTAGAGTTACGATTACCAATTGAATTTAAATCACTTCTAAAAGTACCAGAGGGTAAAGTAAATCCTGTGTACAGAAAGGCTCTTAAGTATGCTGAAGATAGAGGTATTACTAAAGAAGATATTACAAAGTACAATATCGGTTATTGTGATGGTGGTATGTATTCCAATCGTATTATCATTCCTTCCTATGATTTGGACAATAGACTCAATTACTTCATCGCAAGGTCTGTACATCCTGAGGAAAAGTTTAAATATAAAAATCCACCAGTTTCGAAGAATGTTATCATGTTTGAAAATCAAATAAATTGGAATGAACCAATAACATTAGTAGAAGGTGTATTTGATGCAATGGCTGTTAAGAGAAATTCTATTCCAATTTTAGGTAAATTTATTCCTACTAAATTAAATGAAGCTATTTATAAAAACGAAGTAAAAAGTATTAACATCTTATTAGATGAAGATGCTCAACAACAAGCATTGCGTTATACTATGCAATTCCAAAATCAAGGAATCACTACAAAAAATATTAAACCCACAGATAAAGATGCATCTGATATGGGATTCATAGAAGTAAATAATAAATTAAAAGAATCCAAGCAAACAGGATTCGGTGATATTATATCACAAAAATTAAAAGGTTTATGATAATAAATAAGGTTTACCACCTTGCAGATTTACACATTAGAAATCTACAAAGGCACAAAGAATATAGAATAGTATTCAAAAAATTCCTAAAAAAAGTTAAAGAAGATAAAATTGAGGATTCCCTCATTTATATTGCAGGTGATATTGCTCATGCTAAAACTGAGATGTCACCCGAACTTGTACACGAAATAAGTTGGTTTCTCACCGAGTGTGCAAAGTTAAGAGAAACTGTGTTAATCACAGGTAACCACGATTGTAATTTAAATAATTCCCACAGACTTGATGTACTCACACCTATTATCGAAAATCTTGGAAATGATAGAATTCATTATCTTCGTGATACTGGTGTTTACCCTATTCACAATCTTACTTTTGTTGTCTATTCTATATTGGATAACAAGGAAAATTGGCCTAAAGGAAATACCGTTGATGGAGAAAATACAATCTGTCTTTTTCATGGACCAGTAAACAAAGCTCAAACAGATATTGGCTATACCGTTTCCTCTAACTCATTCCAAGTGGATATGTTCGATGGATTCGATATGGCTATGTTGGGTGATATCCACAAACGACAAACTTTCGGAGAAGGTTACGAACATATTGCTTATGCTGGTTCTATGGTTCAACAGAATCATGGGGAGTTGCTAGAAAATCATGGTTACTTACTTTGGGATATTCCTACAAGAACTTTCACAGAACATCACTTACATAATGATTATGGATTTCTTACAATTGATGTGGTTAATGGTAAGATACCTCAATGGGTATATGATGAAATTGATACTAAACTACCAAGGTATCCACGATTGAGATTAAGGTTTACAAAGACAGAAGCTTCTGATATGAAAAGAAGAATAACTGAATTAAAGAAGTTATTCAAAGTTGCTGAAGTTACTGTAACAAGAACCGATACAATCGGACAATTAAAAACAAATCAAAAAGTAAACAAAAATATTGTTGGTGATGTTAAGAATGAAACATTCCAAAACCAACTAATCAGAGATTACTTAGAAAGACAATATCTTTTAGAAGATGAAGAGTTAGATAAGATAGCAGAAATAAACTCAGAATTGAATTCACATATAGATGAATCAGATATGATGGGTAACATTTTATGGACACCTAAAGAGTTTCAGTTTTCTAATATGTTCTCTTATGGTGAGGATAATAAAGTAAGGTTTGATAAAGCACAAGGTATCGTTGGTATCTTTGCTCCAAATGCTTCTGGTAAATCCTCTCTGTTCGATGCATTATCTTTTTGTATCTACGATAAGACTTCTCGTACAAACATCTCTAAAAACATCATTAATAATCGTAAGACAAACTTCTATTGTAAGTTTAACTTCGAGATAGATGGTATCAATTACTATATTGAAAGAAGAGCCAAATATGTTAGAAAAGCAACATCGGTAAAAGTAGATGTAGATTTTTGGAGAGATAACAACGGAGTTATTGAATCACTTAATGGTGAACAACGAAAAGATACTAATAAGGAGATAGAGAAGTATTTGGGTAAATTCGAAGATTTTGTTCTAACTGCACTATCCTTACAAGGAAACAATGCACTCTTTATAGATAAATCACAAAGTGAAAGAAAAGAAATACTTTCCCAATTTATTGGAGTCAACATCTTTGATAAACTCCATCAGAAAGCATCTGATGAGAACCGAGATAATGCAACACTTATCAGAAAATTTAAGAGTGATGATTTTACCACAAAATTAGCGGGAATCGACACTGATTTAAAATCAAATAAAAACGAGTATAAACTTTATGAGATGAATCAAAAATCTCTTAAAGATGAGGAAGATGTTTTAAATAAAAAGATTATATCTCTAAATGAGAAGGTTGTAAAATTAAACGCAGATAGTGGTGTAGCTATTGAAGAACTTGAAAAAAGATTTAAATTACTCGAAACCAAACGAGATACAATCCAATCGGATAAAAAATCTACACAAGATAGAATTACCCATAGAGAAGAATTACAAATCACTTTAGATGAAATCGTTGATAAATTTGATGAAGAAGAATTAGAAGATGGTATTGGTAAATTAAAAGATTCGAAGGATAAACTAAGAGATATTGAATCTACAATTGATAAAATCAATATTAAAAAAGATTCTTTATATGAAAGAAAAGACCACTTAGATAAACACAAATATAATGAAGAGTGTGATATTTGTATGGAAAACTCTGAAACTATTCTACAACAAAAAGAAAAGGTAGAAGCCGATATATCTCATTATCAAGAGTTATTTACAGATAATGATAAGACACGATTGCAATTGATGTTGGTGATTGATTCTTTAAAAGGATATGCTGATGAGTGGAATAACTATTTAGATGCAAAAGATAAAGAAGATAAAATTGATAGAGAGATATCACAACTTATCAACAAGTTATCAACAATTGAAACTGAAGAATTACGAAATAAACAACAAATTAGTCAACAGGACCAACTTATAAAGGAATATTATAAGAATGAAAAGCAGATTATAAAGAATAAAGAGATACGAACTGAAATACAATCGGTTAGAGAAAAACTGAATGTTACTAAAGATGATTTAAGAAAAGTAAATACAGAAGTTCTTAAATTAAATGGTAAAGTATCGGCATTACAGAACCAAAAGGAAACTATTGAAGATAGAATCAACGAGGTTAAAGAAATGGAAACTCAGAGTAGGTTATTTGATTTCTACTTAAATGCTCTTTCTAAAGATGGTGTTTCTTATGAATTAATTGAAAAGGCATTACCAATGATTGAAGGAGAGGTAAACAATATCTTGGCTCAAATCGTTGAATTTGGAATGCAACTTGAAATGGATGGTAAAAACATTAATGCGTATTTAGTGTATGGAGACCAGAGATGGAGTTTAGAAATGTGTAGTGGAATGGAAAGATTCATTAGTGGATTGGCAATTCGAGTTGCACTTATAAATGTATGTAACCTTCCTAGACCTAATTTCCTCGTTATAGATGAAGGATTTGGTACTTTAGATAGTGAGAACTTACAATCTTTATTTATGTTGTTTACATACCTTAAAACTCAATTTGATTTCGTAATGATTATCTCACACATAGATTCTATGAGAGATGTAGTAGATGACTTGATTACAATTAAAAAAGAAAAAGGATTCTCAAACGTTAAGTTTTAGAAACTCTTAAAGCATTTGTAGGCTTTGGTTGATTGGGTTGATTGATTCTTTGTTTTATTAATCTTTCAATTAACCCACTTTTAGAATAACCATTCTCACAACAGTAATTATGTAATTCCTTATATAGTTCTCGTTTTACTTGTATTGTAGTGTATTTTCCCATAGTGTATAGATTTCTATTGAATATATATTAGTAAATATAATTTAAATATATTTATAGTAAGAATAATAGGAAATTATATATGGCAATTATTAAAAAATTCTCACCTTTTCAAAATCTTAGTAATTTTTCAACATTTGTTAATGATGATAACCCAAATTCGGAATATTTCAAAATTACTGAACTTAGGGAAACATTAACAGGTGGAAAAAATGGATTTCTTATAGAAGGTTGTCCTGAATTAAAAGAAAGTTCTGACGTTAAAATAGAGTTACTCGATGTAGAAGGAAATCCTATATACTTTGAACCTGGTAATGGTGTACCAGAATATTATGAAGGTACATCTAAATTAATATCAGTTCATATCTATGATGATACTCCAATTGGAGCAGGAAAAATAACCATACTTGGTGAATTAAAAAAATATAGAGATTCTTTTGGAGCTCTAGTAGATGTACCAAATGAATGGAAGGGTGTTTATAATGTTAAGTGGGAAAAAACATTTCAAGTAAACAAAAATCTATCAAACGAAAGTATTGTAAGATTCTATAAAAGACCTACTGTTGAAATTACAGAGTTAATAAAACCTATATTTTCAAAAAGTATTCCAACCGTAACTGAAACTGGTCATGTACATGGATTTGCACTAGTACCAGATGTTGGTTCTGATTTATCTACATGGAGAGCTGGAGTATCATATGGTTTAGAAAGAACAAGTGGTTCTTGGGATATTGATGTAGATGAAAATGTAATTAATCTTGCCGGTTTAAACTATTCTCCTAGAATTATAGAAGTATTAAATTCTAAACAAGTTCTTGTTGATGTACCATATACTGTAAATAACATCGTAGAAGAGTTTGAATCTGGTTCTTATTCTGTAAGTTATACTGATTTTCAAAATCAAGTAATTGGAGAAACTTCATTAACTGGTTCTTTTGCAAAAATTGATTTTTCAAAACTTAAAACTTTTGTGGGTGATGTTGCTCGTGTTAAGGTATTTAGAAAATCAAGAAATGCAGTTGGTGATTTCCAATTCGTTCAAGAATCAAAATTAGAATCATCCGAATTACTTAGAGATATTACAACAAACTCTGATACTGAATTATCATATGGTAGATTTGATGAAAGTAACCTTTCAAATTATTGGATTACTTCTTCAAACGACCATGTAGTAAGTGTAGATTCAGATACATTATCTCAAGCATTAAAATTCGATTATGATACTACTGCTGGTGGAGTTCAAAAATTAATAACATCACAATCACTTTCAGTATCTAAAGATGTAGAATATACACTTAACTTTAAAACAATATTAAGTGGGGCTCTCGATGATACCGATAAGAGTATTACTGCATATTTTAGTTCATCTAATTTTACACAAAACTTTTTAACAATCGATGGTTCTGCAATTTATAGAGCAAGACAATCGGTATCTCAAAATATAATATCAGAAAATACAGGTGATGCAAAATTAGTATTTGAAGTACAAGGAGATGATTGGTATATTTCAAATGCATCTTTAAGAAATGCACAAGATACATCATTTTCACCAGATGAGTTTACTTTAATACAAGATATACCAAGAAAAACAATATCAGAAACTTTTGATTTTAAATTTGAGTTTTATGATATAAATAATAATTACATACCTGTTGATGTATTAGCAGTTGGTGTATTTGATGGTGGTAATGACTTTCCAACGAGTGCTAAGTTACTAACATTTGAATCTGATAGAAACGCATTTAGATTCTCAAGTGGTTCAGTACAAAATCCAAAAGGACAACAAATACAATTTAAACTAACACAGAACAACTTAACAGGTTCTACTTTATTTGAATCATCTGCATTTGATACGGATGGTAACTATTTAAATCCTAGTGATTATACACAATATCCAGGTTTACTAACAAGTGTAAATCCTGCAGGTGGTATTATTACTATTAACAACTTTACTGGTTCAAGAACAGATGGATTATATGAACCATTTGTAGGTTCTGTTGTTTATACTGCTTCTTTGGAAAGTGAACAAGAATTCGAAACTGTATATAGATTAGAAGATGGTGATAATGCACCTCAACTTATTGTAACTTCTAATGCAAATCAATTTACATATGAACCAACAACTCTTTCTTCAAAACCAAGTGGACAAAGTATAACTGTAAGAGCACAAAGAAAAAACTTAGCTTCATTGATAACACCAATTGAAGTAAATAGTGGAAGTAATAGACCACCACTTAATTTTGTAGAAACTGTAAATGGTATTGATTCATATAGTATAACATCTAATCAGTTCTCTGCATCATTTGCATCAAATAACTTTGATGAGGTAACATATTCATTTACAGGTTCTGATGTTTTTGGTAATAAACAATCGGATGAAATCACATTATCTAAAGTAATTAACTTTGATGCAGTTTCACTTGTACTATCAAACGAATCCACAACATTTCCAGCAAAATCAACTGGTGTTGTAATTGGTGGATTGGCATCATCGGTAGGAACTGTTCAAATGAATATTGGTTCTTCACAAATAACACATGATGATGTAGGAGATGGTAGAGCAAAAAATACATTTGATATAACAAGTGTTAGTGGTACTAATGTAACTCCTATCAGTACATCACCAACTTCAAATTCATATGGAATATCTGCGTTTTCAAACACTAAGGATAGTGGTTCTTTAACATTAAATATTGAATATCTTGCAGGTGATAATGCAACATCTCAATCATTTCAAAAAATAGTATCCTATACTAAAGCTAAAAATTCTGTACCAAATATAGAACTTGCTGTTTCTCCTATTGCACAAACAATTGCTGGAAACTCAAGAGGTTCTGGTTCAGCAACACCAAATAACTTAACATTAAGTGCAACCGAGGGTGGTACTTCACGATTTGGTTCAATTGGTAATCCAACATATAGTGGGGGATTAACGGGTTCTATATCTACAAATACTATTGTGATTACAGATTCTGCATCTGATATGACATCGGATACTGAAACAATAACAATACCTGTAACCTTTACTGATAGTGAAGGTACTCAAGGTACTAAA